ACACCGCCTAACGCGTTCGCGTTGTTGTTCGACCGATACACCACACGAGTGTATATGAGGAAATCCGCCTTTGTACTTTTCGGAAGTACCGGCGTCCGTCTTACTTTCCGGACGCCCGCACTACCCGCACAACGTTTTACGTTGCTGTTTTTTCTCTTAATCTGCCTGATTTATAGCTTTAAAGGCCGCGACGCTGCCCGCCCAGCGTATTATGCCCCTGAAGGCAAGCCGAACACCGAAGTACGCATACGTGCTCGATGAATCGTAAGACGCGTACGCACACGAAACACCGCCTAACGCGTACGCGTTGCTGTACGACCGATACACCACACGAGAAAGACCGGTACCCACATAGAACCTATCGAACCAATGTGAGGAAGTGGAACCGCCTTCTTTAGCTGCAATCAAATCCATATACCGGCCCCAAACCATGTGGGTAGGATAAATATCCGCGTTATAAACAGTAATTCCCTGTACAATGCGTTCCGTTCCGTCCGGCATGGTAATAAACCACCTTCCGTCCGCCGCCGTCTTGTTTACTGTGACATACTGCAACCATTCCGCCTTGTTTCCCTGGAAATTCTCATATCCCAGCACATTGACGGACTGATAATTTACACCGTCCCGGTAAGCACCTTCCGCCTGTGGATTGGAACCGCCCTTTTCCTTATAATAAGAAACCGTATCACGCATCCCCAGCGCATTGGTAAGGCCTGTCACTTTCTGGTAATTGCTTGTTCCATATCCGCAAACTCCCTGCGAATCGGTATTACCGTATTTAAAGAAATGCAGATTACCCACATCCTTGTGCATCTCCCAGTCGAACAGCTGGAAACCTTTGCCCCTGTTCTGGGCGTATTTGACTGCCTGGCTCTGTGAAATAGTTCCTACACTTGAAACACCACTGACAGAACGCAGCACATCATCAATCAGGTAGGCTTCATAAACACCGCCCAGGCATTCCGTATGCTCTACCCAGTCCGGCTCGATCGCTTCCACACTTTCCGACGTTGTGAGTAAAACGAAATCGAAGGCCGCCGAATTAAGGAAAGTAAAGGCCAGGAAAGTAGCCCCTGCGGGAACAGCACAAAACAGGTACATACCATTGATAAAACCGTTCGCGTTTGAAACGCTTACCCGACTTACTATTTTGCCCGTATCATCTATAAATACAGCCCCGTAAAGAGTGGAAGCCAGACCGGGGAAACGGACCTGCTTGTAATCCCGGACGTCCACCAGGGCGAACGATCCGGATTCGTATTCATTCTTCGCCTCTTCAATGGTCGTATAATCCGTATTCTTACGAATCCCGATCCCTTCCGTCACATCCAGTTCCTCGCGGGTAAATCTTATACTGGTGTACCCTGCCGCTGCCGGCGCATCCTCATTACTTGAAATAAAACCGTAAAGACACTGATTCAGCACGTCCGTTACTCCTTTGTACCAGTAATGAGGCTCATATACGTAAACTTCACCTTCCGATCCGGTTAATACTGCATCCGTGGCGTTCTCCACGCTGTCACTATCCGCGTATTTATTTCGGTTCTCATCATGAAGCGGGTAACAGGTCATTTCACCCTCCGCCGTCTTTTTAGCCAGAATACAACGTCTTTTCGACAACACTTCCAATATATGGGAAGACGGGGTAAATTCAGTATTATAGTCATATCCGGTAGAGTTATCCAGATTCGTAATCTTTTCCCCGTCTCCTACCGTCTGATCTATTTTTATACCGACAAACTGCGGCTGAATGATATTCAGTTCTGGGAAATGTGCACAGGTGGCGGCGTACTCTTCATCCGACATGGACTGGGTGAGCCGGTACGTACCTACCAGGCGGCACGTCTGCACATTTCCCCCGTCTTCATCAACGCCGCCCATTGTCATAAGCCTGCGAAGCAAATTACCGTTCCCGTCCATATCTATACCGGTAATTCGTAGATAGCTGGTCGCACTGCATTGCTGTAATAACGTGTTCCAGTCGATCAGGCTACAGTTATCAATCACAAGGCGCGTGATATTTGCCGTACCTTCCAGCTGCAGCCCTGCATTGGTTAGTTTGTTCAGGTACCGGAGTTCGAGCGTCTGCAAAGTTCCGGGAAGGACGCAAACGGACAGAGGCGCACCGCCGGCAAATGTCACACCGGTAAGGGATGTATCACCGGCCAGGAAGGTTTCAAGTTTGGTATTACTTGAAAGGTCCATACCGGTAAAGGAAGAAGATTTAAGTCCGGATATGTCGAGTTTTCGAAGATTACGGCAATTACCCACCAGAAGGGCGTTAAATGTCGTCTGTCCGGCCTCACAACTAACATTCAGATCACGCAAGGCCGTGCAGTTGTTCAGGTTCAACGTGCCGACAATGGCGTGGCTTACATCCGTCAGATCAAGCCCGCGAATACGGCTTGCACCGTAGAAATATTGCGGATCGTTTACTATTAAATCCGTGTCCATTGTCAGTTCCACCACAGCCCCGGCCGTTTCTGCAAGTACCGCGCTTTGGTGCGGCGTTCCGGACGTGTAACCGTACCCGTAATAATACCGTTCGGAGGCCGTAATCCGAATTTTCCGGTTATCGCTGCCGAACTTGTACCCGAAATAAGCCGCGAAGCTGTCACGGCGGTAAGTACCGGCCACATACTGACTATCCAGAAGGGCGAAACGGTTCTGAATGGTATAAGTACGGTGCGCGTAACGGCTGCCCTGCAAGGCATACAGATAATTATAATAACTGGTTCCGCTGCCGGTTGTCACACCTTCGGTAAGCGGAAGGATATATTTATATTCCGAATCCTTGTTATAAATCCGCTCGCACCAGTTGCCCATTTGTTCCTCGTTAAATACTTGCAGGACATATTCAAGGCTCATATTACTACGCAAGGTTTCCGCCACTTCACGCAATTTGTCCGGACAAGACCGTACCAGTTCCCATAAAACGGAATCATGGCCGGCAAAAGCATAACTACCGATTGAATCATCAAAACTTTCGTGGGTAATGGTATATTCGTATTTCAGTACCGAATCATTACGCACACCGAACAGCGTGTCCATATCGTAAGGAAGGAAATACCAGATCAGGCCGTCCCAAGTCGCCAGCATCATGTTTTTTGCCCGGTTATCCACGGCCATAAAGTAATCGGTAATCAGATACCATGCAAACGGGCTGTCATTACCGAAATACTGGCTATATTCCGCCAGGAACCTGGCGGGATCATCCTTACATGAATCGATCCAGTTCCAAAGCCTTGTAACTGCCGCCTTGTCGTCCTCGTGTGCATCCGCCCAGGTAGTGTCCGCCTTGAAACGAAATTCCAGCGCATCATCAAAAGAAGACATGTCGGTAGTCCCGAACAGACAAAGGGCCTCGGAGTTGTTCAGGAACTCTAGACAGATACATTTGTTACGCTGCCCGTTCAGGGCCGCTTCGTCGTTGAACCCTTCAATTCCTTCAAAACCGTAAATGATCGCACTTTCCGACTTCTCATTATTGAAATTGTATTTTCCCAGATAAGTATTCGCACCGGTGCCGTCGTTGTCATAAAACAGGTCCATAGGGAAACCGTCTACGCCTATACGTACGTCATATTCCCCCTTATATGCAGCCTGCGGCGGTGTCAGCCACCCGCACTTCTTCCAAACGTCGTTCACAATACGCACCGCACCGGTATTATGTGTACCGGAAGAATCGGAAAAGTCCGCTTTCAAACAGAATATACTGATCGGCCGTGCTCCCGGTTTGAAACTGTATTCAAGAGACGGCACATCCACGCCGTTAACTTCCAGCGTGGTACCGTATTTTTCCAGGCGCAAGAAATAAAGACGGTAATTCTTACGCGGATAAGTGGTGGATGATGTACCCTGTATTCTTAGACCGACATTCCTTGCTACAAAATCATACTCCTTACCGTACGGGCTATAAAAATAGATATCGACCGGTACCTCAAATTTCTTGTTATTGGTGGCGTTGACAAGGTTCACATCGCCGACAATTCGCATAACCGCCTTTCCCTGGGCGCGTAACTTGTCTATGTCGATATCCGTACCGTTGTCCCCCGTAACATCGTTTTTTTCAAATAACAGGACCATTTCGTCCGACGTAGTACGGTCTACCATGTAATTATTTAATTCTTCATCATCCGTAAGCGCACGGTTATAAATACGGAAATTCCTGATCTCCACATCCGCCGTATCACTGAACAAACGGATGTTCACCGGTTCCGCCTGCAGTAGTCCTTCGGTAGCCCCATACTGTACAGCCCCGCAACGGATTCCGTTTACATAAAGTTCCAGCAACCGTTTGCCAGCCTTGGACCCGACAATAAAGGCTATTTTCAGGTTCATATCACTTGCAAACTTTGTACTTACTTCCGTACCGCCAGAAACACGCATAAGGGCCTGCTCCGTTGTCATTTGTAAACCGATATCGCCGGCCATACAGTCCAGTATCACTCCCTGCCGGTCCGTTACCGACGAACAAAGAATTTCCATTTCATAGGTAGCCCCGGTAGTGGTCGCATCTGTGGAGAACGGCCGGTACCCGATTTCAATCTTCGCGCCTCCCGTAAGTTTCAGGGCGTCACCCGTCCAGCCGTTGCTGTTCCAGTCGAAACCTGCAAACGTTGTATGTATGTCGCCATAATCCCAGGCTCCCGGATTGGATTCACTGTTACTCCGCCCGGCTGCTGAAAGTTTCAGTACAAGCCCGGCGGTAGTTTCCTGCAAGTCGATCCCGCTTTCCGTCACGTCGATATAAAACGGGTATTCCGTGGCTCCCGTCTTAAATTTCATAGTGATCTCGCCCTGCTCCGTAAAACGGTTGGTGTATGTCTGTGTAGTACGGGCCACACTGACAGACTGCGTTTTCACCCCGTCCCGGTAAACGTCCATTTGGGCCGGCGTCGCGTCGGGATCATAAGCCACAAAGTCAAATTTCACCTGTTCGTACTGCCCCGCTTCCAGGCGCGGAACAAGATGATCCTCCGTAAAAATACGGCCGTCCGGAAAACTTATCATCGTGCCGATGAACGGTGCCGATCCTCCGGATTTCAGGATATCAATGTAGATACTTTCGGATTTTAACACAAGATCGGCGGAAGCCTCCATTTCGGCAACCATTTGAACGGTATTCCGACCGGTTACAAGCGAAGAAGGGGACAAACTGAAACTGCCGTTTGTCGTTCCCGATCTTGTAATGGTGTGCGCGTTCTGTTGCTGGCCGTTCAGATAAAGCGTGACGACCTTTGTTCCGGAACCGTTGACGGCATAAGGAATATTAATCGTATCGGCCAGCGTATAACCGCCAGCGGCTATGGCCCCGGCCAGATTATAAGAGCTGGTAAGGGAAAGGCTGACAACCTTTACGGATGTAAATGCCTGTCGGGTTTGTTTCTTGCCGGTAGTCGGATCGGTAGTGGTTGCCACTACGTAAATATCCGTGTTTCCCACAAGCAAGTAACTTGAAAGGTCCAGTTCGTAACTACCTTTAGAAACATCGCTGACTGTTTGGGAATACATGGTAGTTGTTCCACGCCTAATCGTAACGGTTATATCTGCCTTTTGCCCGGTGGATTCCCCTTTTTCGTCTCCCGTGGTGTACTGGTGATCGTACGTATAAGTAAGACGGGCGTTTCCGCCTTCCTTGATTATGGTGTTATCTACAGCCGCATTTAATACAATTTTAGTAGCCACCGTTTCGCCGGAACCTCCACCGGAACCGGCCGGGATATCCACAGCGGTAATTTCCGCACCGCTTTTATTCTGGAAAGACAGACGGACGGATGTTTCATCCTCGCTTACCTCCGCATTTACATTGAACAACGTGGAAGCATCCACCTCGTTAAAACGGGCGGTTACAACCTTGTTTTCTACCGGATTGGTGGAATCTAAGGACAAAGTTTCGTCCACTTCCAGGATATCCACGTTTACATTCACATTACCGGCCGCGTCCGGCGTCTGCTTCTCGCCGTTTACCGTTACACTCTTTACCGTTCCTTTGCCGCCGAACTCTTCCCAGCTCGCCTCCTGATCCCAGACAGCCGGATCGGTTCCGGTAAATTGCCACGTCTCCCATTTACCGAGCGATGTTTCAAAGGTGATAACACGCCCCCGGTCGCGCCACTTGTCCGGTACCGCGGCAATGGCGGAAGCAAGAGTATAGAAACCTTCCGTTAGTGGCATGTTACCGGTTACGTTATAAGTATTCCCGCCGGCCGAACCGCCGCTGCCGAAATCCTCCCACTTTTCGGCATTCTCAAAATCTGTGTCCGGATTGCCTCTAAATTGCTTCGTCACCCAGCCGTCGGCAGTAAGGAAAGAAAGGATTATACCGTTTTTCCGGACATTGTTAATCTTTCCCGCCGTTTTCAATGCTGCAAATACCCCCGACAGATCACTATAAACGGTACCGGCGTTCAAAAGGTTGTTCACGTTGGTAAAAGTTGAAACCTGGAGTCCGGCCGTCTGCTGCAACTCCTGTTTTATTTTGTCACGGTCTACCTGCAATGTGCTTATGTCATCGGAACAACTGGTTATATCCTGGGACAAACTTTTCAGTTTTCCCCAAAGGGAACCGTCTTCACTCTCCGAACTGTCTTCGCTGCCGATACGGGCGTTGATATCGGCCAGCAATGCGGCAAGCGAATCACTGTCTTTAAGCCCGTTTAAGAAATTAAGAATCTCGTTAAAGTTGTCGATTGCCTGCGAAGCGTTGTTACCGACAAGTCGGTCGATACGTAAAGAAACGGCGTCTATAGCCTTCTGTAATGCTGCATCGGCGGCAATGCGGGCGGCTTCCTCCGCCTCGACTTCCTTACCCTGGGAAACCAGTTTCAGGTGTTCGTTCAAGAAGTCAAGAACCGCCGCCACCATTTGGTTAGTAACGCTTTCTGCGTCCTCTGCGGTTTCAATGACTATAATAAGATCATCGATATACTCCTGTGTTGCCATATAGATACATTAATTAAATTGTTTACTAAATTCTTTGGAATGAACCTTCGGTTTCCGGTAGCCGCTTTCCGTAATTTCTCCCGTCCAGTTGGACTCTTTGTCGGCAAACGTGAGTTTTAACGTCACGTTCTGCGGTGCGTCCGGACGGACACGGTAAGAAAACTCTTCCGCCGAAGGAATTACTTTTATCTCTTCTCGACCGTAACCGGACAGGTAGACATCATCAGAGGAAAGCAGATCAAGAAGAAAACGTATTTCCTGCGGGCGTTTGAATCCCGTCTTAATCGTTACGGCTTCCTGTATCTCCGTCCGTATGCGATCCGAATAATAATCATCGGTAATTTCATCGTAACGCCGGAAAACAGCGTCTTCGTCTTCATCCATGCCGGGAGTTACGCTCGCTTCGCCTTCCAGGGAAAACACTTCGTAAACCCCGTAACTGTTCAGGAACCGGAGCCGGTAACGCTCGCGGACCGTCGGGCTTTGCTCGATCCCGATTCGGAGAGCAAACGTATCACCGCTATACACGTCAAAAAGGTTGGCCAGTACCCCGTAATCGGTAAAGAATTTAAGTCGTACGGCCTCCAGATTCAAGGCGTAAAAATTACCCACCGTACCTGGTATAGAAAAGCTTTGCCCGGTAAGAAGTTCCATTATTTTCAGTTCGTGTCCCGGATAGATGAAACAAAGCGGGTAAAGTTCCGTCTCGCGCATCATTATACGCCAGTCGTTGCTCCGCGTAGTAAAAAAGAAATTGCAGGATTCATTCAAGAACTTCAAAGAAAATATATCAGTCCCCATATTTCGAAGACGTTTAAACTCCTTCTTGGAAATTCCCCCTTTCCAGGCTGTAAAAGACAGGTTATCCTCTTCCTCCCCCTCATTTACCACATGTATAGTTACTTCTGCCGACAAACCGGAAACGGCAAGTATATGATCCATGTTATCCGGTAAAATCCGTGCGCCTGTTATTCCGGTTTCGACAATCTCGGCTATATTAACACGAAATTCCCCGATTCCGTTTCCTTTGAAAATTTCCTCATTATTCATTCTAATACTGTATGTTGCCATAGAATAGGATGATACAGACAGAAAAATAGGATTACGCGTAAAAGCATTTCCCGTCGGATATATATTCACCTTTAAAGCTTCGTCGCTGGCACTCATTGTATTGCTATTTTAGTTACGATAAAACTACCTGTTAACTCATGCTGCATCTCCAGAGAGGATATAAAGCGATCCCTGGCAGCCGAAGGATTTACCATAAACTTATAAAAGTCCGTAAGTCGGCCCGAATGGTTTTCCCTCCAGAAATTATAAAGCTCCGCTACCAGTGTGGTACACGGGGCAAGTATGATATTATTCTGCTTTTCCATGGTGCAAAAGTTGGGGTTATGAAAGGAAGAATAAAGGACGGAATTAACCGGAATACACTATCGATATAAATTCCCCTATATAAGTAAGGGTAAATGTATCATTGTAAGTTCCAGTAGTAGCTTCCGGATCATTTTGTATATAATTTATATTCACTCTTAACTGAAACTGATAGTATCTTGTTAGGGTGTCATTTTCAGAAGTTGGTGGATTATCTATTATATAATCATCTGTATTGGGATTAATAAAACCGTCTGTTATGGTCCAGAAACGATCATTAACAATGGTAAAGCCTAAACCTGTCAAGTAGTTTAATACCTCTTGCTTTTTATTTTCTTGTACTTCCGCCTGGGTATTACGAACCAATTTCCAGACATATAAAATACTTCCAAAATCTTTAATATAATGTTCTTCATCAAGATTATAGGGGGCTATTAACCGAAGCGTTCTTAATGTCAGCTCGACAGGTACAATCTTATTTGCCGGAAGTGAATAAGAAAGCCCGTCAAAAAGCAAGTACTGCCCCCGAAGTGCTACAGGTGTCAATATATCCATACTCATAAGCTGGTGGACCGGTAACAGGACATTCGTTTCTACCTGGTTGAAAGAGTGTCTTATTATAGCATCATATTTTTTCCAGAAGTTTATAAACAGACCGTTTTTATATTGAAACAAAAGTGATATCGTATGTTTACTTCCGTCTTTTAATACGACTTCCTCACCCTCGGAAGTATAGGGCAGTACGGAACCGAAAGGATATTTACTATTCTGTGAGGATGTAAAAGCAAACACAAACGATAAAGGCGTTTCTACTTTTTCCGAATCTTCATCATCATTATTAGAGGATGTTTTAAGATATGTATAACGGTGAACGTAATCGGCAAGATATTGAGGGGAAAGAATATCATTCGGGGCAAAATCCATTGGAACGCATTCGTCGTCGCTGGTTAATTCGTTATCTTCGATATTGTCGGTTTTCCGATCCCAGGAAAAGAAACTCGATGAAGAATAAGTAAGGCGTTTGTTGTCTTCATCCCATTTGAACCACCGCCCCGTCGTTTCCTCATAATTTAGATGTATCACCCTTTTGGTAATGTCAACTTTCGCCAGTCTGGCCACTTCCTGATCCTTTAAATAGTCTTCAAACCGTTCAACGGAAGGAGCGGCTCCGGTAAAGGAAGTTTTAGCCGATAACTTCATTTGTCGGGCTGTTTCATAAGTTATTAAAGGTTCATCCGTCAAACTACAGGATAAATCAATGTCCGGAACATCATCCACAATATCCCGGATCAATCTTAACGTGGCTGTTTTCGTATCGGAAGAAACATTATAAACCAGTCCGAAACGCACATGCAAGGCATTTAAAAAGTCCTCTACTGTGCAATCCGGCATCAAATCGGCATAAGAAAGTTTCCCTTTAACACAACAGTCGGCAGCATTATTCAATATTACCAGGTTAGAAAGTTCCTTGTTCGTCTTAAAAGGATTTTCGGTTATGGTATATCCAAATTCGGAAAAAACAAGTTCCAGCACACGCCATACATATAAAAAAGCCGTTACGCCGTAACCTTCCGGAAGTGTTACTGCAGTCGGAGTACCATTTACTAAAAAAGTTTCTGTTCTTGCTTGATAACGTAAACGATATACTTTACTTCCTTCTGATACAGGTGTGATATAGTTCAAGTATTTAGGGTAAAGCTGATTATCTTTCGAATCGTTACCGGTCATAATCTGAAATACGGCATAATCAGTCTGATAACCTCCTAAAACTTGCTGCAAATGTGCGCAAAGAGAATTAACGCTGCTATACTCCTTCACAGGTAACGTAATAGCATTTAATTTTTTTGCTTTCCATGCGCTGTAGGCTTCCGAATTGTCAAAGCCGATGTTAAGGGTAATACCTTCTTTTTTACCGGCGGAAACAATATTTATCTTCCCGGTACGTTTATATGCTCCGTCCAATACCGTACATGCCTGATCTTCATTCATCGGCTTTATACCCATGTCCAGACGGTGAGCAAAACCGGTTATTTTAGCATTATTGCCGGTACATGGAACCGTAACCGGTACGGTTTGCGATCCCCGGTCGTTCATGACAGGGGATTTTTCATCAATCTGTACGGTAAAGTCACCCCCTAAATCCAGATAACCTTTGTTCGTCTTAATCTTTAGCATAATGATTACTTATTTTCCGCGTGTAAAGGTGTCGCGGGCGTTATCTATAGTTTCTTTGGCCTTCTCCAAATCCTGGTAAACGATATAGGCCTTTATCAATTTGATAGCCTCACAGGAGGCGCGAAGTTCCTTTGCCGCTTCCAGGAACTCCCGGTAGGAAGAATCCCCTGCAGAAGAGGTAACGTAACCGCCTTCCGCATATTCACCCGGATTCTGTGGCAACGGGTTTGCATTGGTACGCTGCCGCCTGATCGCTTCGATAGTGCTAACAGCGTCGATTACTTTAGGATTATTCATTTCCGGCTGTGGTACCACATATTCTCCCTTATGAACAACGCCGGCCACTTCATAACGCCCACCGGGACCGGTGTAACCACCTTCCGAATATCCACCACCGGAAGAACCGGAAACAACACGTTCAGCCGTGGCGGTCTTGCTGCCGGTAGTGTTTTTCAGGGACATGTTTTTAATTCTGTCCCGTTCTGCTTTGGCCGATGCAAGCTGGGCCACACCAGTAGCCGCAAGCATTGCTGCAGCAACGGTTCCGGCAATCGGTCCTAAGTCCGCGTACGCCTTCATAATCGAAACGGCTGTATCTGCTATGATCTGGGAACACTTGATAGCAAAGTTTACATCCGCATACTTCTTTTGAATCTCCAGTTTCTTATTTTCCTTCTCTTCTTCCAGGGCGGCAGTATCTTCCCCGTTGTTCTCGGCTTCTTGTATGAGAACATCGTATTTTGCTTCCACCTGGTCGATTTCGGCCTGCTGAATAGCTTCCACCATGGAAGAGGAAAGGCCGGAATAATAGTCAAAGTATTTTTTAGCATATCGCATCCCCATACCTAATCGACCTTCTTGATACTGTTTCTCGCTAATCATTCCCTGATCGTGCAAGTTCTCCAACTGTGCCAATTCATTCTGGTACTCCTGTGCCCATGATACGCCGATCTGGGATTGAATTTGATATATATTATTCTCGTATTCATAGTTCAGTTGATTTATTTCTCTATTTTTCTGACGTTCCAGTTCTACAATAGAAATTCCCGCCTGTCTCGCTATCTCAATTATAGCATTATAAGTCGTTTCTACATCCTGAACCTGCTTCCGGTGTACTTCCTGCATACCGGTTATTCCTACCGGAACGGAAGTTATTTCACGTACTTTTTGAGCAATGGCCGCCCGGTCACGTAATAGTTGCATCTCGGTTTCACGTACGGCGTCGGCCGCTTCCGTTACGGTATCTATACGCTTTTGGCTGCTGGTGATCTCCAGGGCGTTTACATCATCCAGATAGGTACGGTTTATCTCCAGAAGTTCCGCCGTATGTGCCTGTTCAACTTCCAGCATATAGGCGTCGGCTGCTTCCTGCGTTATACTCTGGTTTAATACCGCTTTTTCCATGGTGTCCTTCTGGACATTGTAATAGGCGGTTTCAATCTTTATCCGTTCGTCCCGTTTCTCCTGTACCTGTTTTATACGGGCGTCTTCCTGCTTACCGGTTTCCGTAAAAATAGCAGCCTGGGCTTCCGTTTCGAGCTTGTGGATTTCATCGAGTAACTTCTTCTTTTTGGCCGGGGTCTTTGCTTCCAGCTTCTGGAGTGCGTCGATACGTTCCCGGTAATAGCGAAGATTTTCCGCCGTACCTTCGAGAATGTACTGGGCTTCCGTCTTATTTTCCTTCTCCCGGTTCTGTTTGATAAGAAGCATACGTTTTTCGTGCTCGATCTCCAGAGGTTTTAATGTGGCGCCCGTTTCTGTATTTTTATACTCCCCGGCTTCCGCTTTCTTTTTGACTTTACCTAATTCATTCAAACGTTTTATTTCGGCGTCGATACGTTCTATTTCCTTGTTCTTCTTGGCAATATTCGTTTCGCTGTCTTCTGCCCATTGCTCCTGAACCTTTTTCTTTTCCGCCTCCAGTTTCTTTATGAGGGATGTTTCTTCCACTACTGCACTACCTGTCGCTTTAGTGCCTTCCGTTGTGATTTTGACTGATTCCCGTTGCCATTCTTCCTGCTTCTTAATATATGGTTCCAGTTTTTTATTCACCTTCTCCAAATCTTCCTCAACTTCCGCCTTATCAATGGTAAGCCGTGAAACCTTGGTTATTTTTGCCGTACTCAACCGGGGATTCTTATTTATTCTTTTATTCAGATCGGCGATTTCTTCCTCCAGTTCGTCCCTTTCGAACTCCAATTTAGCTTTTTCATCATACAAAGGCTGCATAAGAGACTTTAGCGAGTTCATCTTCATTTCGTTTTCTCTTGCCTTTAAATATCGCTTAATGGCCTCCGTGTTTTCATCATATAATCCGCCTTCGTCCTTGATTGAAGCGTGATACTCCGGAACGATTTCCTGCAACCTCTTTATATATTCCCGTCTCTCATCCACACTTAGATTCGTGTCATGTATGGCTTTAGTGAGACTTTTTATCTGATCCTTTTCCTGCTGCAAGGTTGCGGAAACTTCTGATTCTATTTTATTTAAATTAGCCTGTGCGTCCCTTGCTTCTTTCAATTTTTTAGTAAACTGGTAAATAGCCATTCCGGCAGAGAGTATCAAGGCGGTAACGGCTGCATAAGGATTCTTTAAAAGTTCGATCCGCATTAACCGAAGAGCGGCGGTACATCTTTTAATATTCAGGTGCAGCAATGCCTGGCCCGCCGCATAAGCCAAAGTAGCCGCCCGGCTGATATAAAGCTGTACGGCGTGCGCTTTCTCTGTAACAACCGAAGCAAGGGTCGCCGCTTTAAAACGGGCGTGCCACATGGTAGCGATTTTCAATGCTCCGTAATAGCCAATCAAATAGGCCGTAACGGTATAAGTGACAACACCCCATTTATTAAACATGTCGATCATACCACCCACACCTTCCACCATAAGCGTAACAAGATCTATTAAATCCCGGAGAATACCCTTTGATTCATAGAAACGTAAAACTACTCCTTCAATAGTTGAACTTAGCCGGTTTAATGCACCCTGAACGTTATCACCCATTTCTTCGGACATGGCGTTAAAATCGTCTTCCGCACCTGTTACCGCGTCGCAAAGTGCCAGCACGGTATCGGTACCGTTAAGGAAAGTATTAAACGCTGCAACGGAACGTTTATCGGTCAGTTCAAGGGCCTTGTTCAAGTCTATTCCTTCGCTGTTTAATTTTTTAAGCCCCTTTACCAGATCATCCAGGTTATCAACCGGACCACCGAGAGCAAGCGCGAGTTTGCCGCTACTGTCAGCCAGATTAAGCAAAATATTACGTGTTGCCGTTGCTGCTGATGAAGCATCGAAACCGCTGTTTGCCAAAGCTCCCAAAAGGGCGGTCGTTTCCTCGATCGTGAATCCGAAAGAGTTAGCAACCGGGCCGACGGTAGACATTGCACTATTCAGATATTCAAAATTCAGGGCCGAAGACGTTGTACCTATTGCCATGGTAGAAAGTGCCCGTTCCGTATCTTCCGCATCAAGATTGAAAATACGCAATGTTGCACCGGCAAGCGTAGCAGCCGAGGCAAGATCCGTGTCCACCGCCTTAGCGAATTTCAGCACGGAAGGCGTCATCGCTTTAATATCCTCTTTGAAAAATCCCAGCTTGGCAAGCTCTATCTGAAGTTCCGTTACCTGTGCAGCCGTATAAGAAGTAGTGGCACCCAGCCGGCGCGCTTCATCCGTTAAATCTTTGATACTCTTTTTCGTGGTTCCCAAGATAGCCGCCAAAGTACTATTTTTCTTCTCAAACTCTATAATAGTACTGATCGCATCCCTTAGCCCCCCGACAATCTGCCCGGTTATCATTGCGCCGATAGTGACAAACACACCGGCCAGAACCGTTTTTATCTTATTCAGGGAAAGAAGGGAACCGC